CGGAATCATTAGGATATAAAAACACAAAAGATGCAATCATTTCTCATGTTTTTGAGGAAGATAGAAGAATTATTCAAAAGTCGGAATTTACGACCTTTGAAAATCATATCCCAAAATCTGTTCTTACAATGGAATTATCTATTTCTGAGATTCCAAACAGAGGATTGACAATAATCAATGAAGCTGGAGTATATGCTTTAATATTTGGAAGCAAATTGGATTCAGCAGAAAGATTTAAACATTGGGTATTTAAAGAAGTCCTTCCGTCAATCAGAAAAACAGGAGGATACAATAGACCTCTGACTATGGAAGAACAGCTTCAGATCGTGGCAAGAGGAACACTTGAAGTGAAAGAGGAAATCAAGAGACTTGATTCTGAATTTCAAGACTTCAAGAACGACATGCCTCTCTTAGCAATTGAGATTGACAAAATCACCGAAGCAGTCAAGAAGAAAGGAGCCGCGGTTTTAGGCGGTAAAAACAGCAATGCTTATAAGAATTCCTCACTGAGAACGAAGCTGTATCAGGACTTGCACCGTGATGTTCGTAGACAGTTTGGAGTATCAACCTATAAGGCGATTAAGCGCAACCAGTGCGAACAGGTTCTTGCTATGGTTGAGAGCTACAAGCCGCCGATTTTCCTTGATGCTTTGATTTCTAATGAGAATTCACAGATGAGTATTGCGTTATAGATTGATTTGAATAGGGCTACGGTAAAACACAGTAGTTTTGATTGTTAAATTATTGAAAGATAGAGTAAACAACTGGGTATCTTAAAAAGATGGGATAGCTACTAACGAGGTCATCGATAGCTTGGAAGAAAGTTTATCTTAAGTTTATTTGACTTAGCTGCATAATCCACACTATAAGAATAATATTTTGGTAACGGAAATTGCACGGTTGATCCGTGCTTTTTTTGTGCAATCTATTGAGTTTTTCAAAAGAATGTAATACAATTACAGTATATCGAAAGAAAGGAAAAAAGGATTATGGGAAAATCAAAAAACACAGGAACAAAAATTTGCAAACATTGTCAGTCAGAAATACCAAAGAAAGCAAAGGTTTGTCCGAATTGTAGAAAGAAACAGGGTGGCAAGCTGAAATGGATTATCATTGCAATTGTAGTGATTGGAATTATCGGAGCTGCTATGGGCGGTGGTGGATCAGACGATTCCACAGCAAAGAGTGATTCAAACAGTAAAGCTGACACAGATGCTAAACAGGAAGAAACAATTGAGTATACACAGGTTTCTATCAGTGACATGGTGGATGCTCTTGACAAGAATGCAGCAGCAGCTTCTGATGAGTACAAAGACAAGTATCTTGAAATTACAGGAAAACTTTCAAATATAGATAGCGACTCATCATACATTAGCATTCTTCCTGAAGATGATGACTTTGCACTTACTGGAGTTCAGTGCTACACAAATGGAGATGAAGATATCATCAACGCTGTGAAGACTCTTTCAACTGGTGACACTATTACAGTAAGAGGAAAGTGTACAGATGTAGGAGAGGTTATGGGATACAGCCTTGACCTTGAAGAAATCGTACAGTAACAATTGAATGTGGATTATTTTGGAGAGGGATTTTTATTCCTCTCTATTTTTTTGAATTTAGGTATTGACTTATTGGGCTACGTATATTATCATAATTATAGGGCTACAGAAAGTGGGGTGAAAATATGAGTCCAAGAACAGGAAGACCAAAAAGTGAAAATCCAAAATCAAACCCTATTCACGTAAGGCTAGACAATGAAACAAAGGAAATTCTTGATGAATATTGTCAGCAAGAAGAAATTCCGAAGACAGAGGGGATAAGAAGAGGGATTCACAAATTAAAGCCTGAAATCAAAAAATAGAGATTCACACCTACCGACCAAAGTAATAGTGAATCTCCACCAAGTTAGAAGTTTCCTTCTGCAAATATTATAATGCAGACGGGGACTTCTTTCAAGAACATTTTTTAAAATTGAAAGGAGTTTTTATTATGCAGGAAATTAACTTAGAAGTAAATATTATGAAGCCAGAGGACAACAGAGCAATTCTCCATTACATTGCGGACAATCTTGTCTGCTATACCAGTCTTGCCAACCTTGCAGAATATTGTAAAACGTACGCAGCAAAGTATGATTTTATAATGATGCATAAGGGGGAAAAATAAATGAAAGACGTTGATAGATGCGAAGAAAATAGTTTTTACAGACGAAGAATTGCACAGATGGTGAATAAAATGGATAACTCAAAATTCTTGAGAGCCATTTATATTTTCACAAAAGGATTAATGGAATAGGAAGATCAAGGCAGCAGCGCAATTTGATATGGAGGTTAAGAAGATGGAAAAAGATAATCTAGCAGTAAGTGAAATAGTATTACCTATCAGAGAATACAAAGGACAGAGAGTAGTTACTTTCAAGGACATTGATGAAGTTCACCAGAGACCGTCTGGCACAGCTAAGAGAAACTTCAACAGTCATAAGGAACATTTTATTAAGGGCGAAGATTACTTTACAGTTACGATGTCAGAGTTCAGAACGTATTACGTTCCGAATTCAGATAAGGGCGTTGGCAACCCTAATCTTGATGTTGTTTTGCTGACAGAGAGTGGATATCTGATGACTGTCAAGACGTTCAAAGACGAATTGTCGTGGAGCGTTCAGAGAAGACTTGTGAATACCTATTTCAGAGCGAGAGAAGTGGCAGAAATTCCGCAGAGACCGAAGGTATCTAGCATCCCGGCACCTAAACCAGTGACGTTCTACAGAAAAAACAGATATAAAATAGCAGCTATTTGTAGCAGCTACGGTGTAGAAGAAAAATTTTTGTTTGAGCTTATATTTCCTTACATTGAAGAAAAATTCGACCTTGAGGAAGCAGAAATCAGATATATTATGGGGACAGGAAAGAGACTTGAAAGCAAATTAGATTTATTTGACTTCTTCCCTGACATGGCTGAACGTGCAAAAACCGTGATTGACGGCCTTTACGAATTAAAGGTAGAACATAGAGAGGAGAAAAAGAATGGTAGTACGGAAGCTTAAAGTAAAAGTCAGCGATATGAGAAGCACGCTGAATAATATTGAAGAGAAAACACGCCCGATCAGCGACAGTGTGGTTACAGATTACTTTGCGGAAGACCTGCTGCCATTGGTTACGATTGCCGACAAAGTGGAGATGGGGAAGACAAAAGCACTGATCTATGCTTTCAAGCTCGGTTTTAGAGCCGGGAAGATGGAGTTAAAAGAAGAATTGCTGAACAATTTCTGCAAATAATCAAAGAGGGGAGATCATTTCTCCCCTTGCTTTTTCCTTATAAACCGCTTGATTTCAAGAATCATCTGCTCTCTGCCCTCATATCTGTGGATATCATCAACATCCCCGGAAGTGATCGCGGAGCCGATATCGCGAGTATTTTCCTTGAGACGTTTGTCCAGGTACTCTAAAATGTCCTCGTACATGCCAATACTCCTTTTCTTTTTATCATAACATTTTTTCAGAACGGAGTAAAGTTCGCGGTTTTAGGGAAGAAATTTGAGATTTTTGAGAAAAAATTGGTGGCAAAATTCTAAATACAATTATATAAATACAATTATATGCAAACTATATATGCAAGATATATATAAAAGATATATAGTAATGATATATAGCAAAGATATATATGATAGATATATAGTATGCATATATAGTGTTTATATATACCTTTTATATATAGCTTGATATATAGCTTTTATATATGGTATTATATATAGCATTGATATATATAAAAGATATCGTTTAAAAAGGAGTGATTCCATTGAAAAAATACCAGAAAGACGCGCAGAACCGTTATAACTCAAAGTTTGATATTGTGCAAGCTAGATTACCGAAAGGAACGAAAGAGCGGATACAGAGCCTAGACTACACTATAAACGCTTTTATCGTTGAAGCAGTAGAAACTATGCTTAAATCATTTGAAACGCCAACAGCCCCGATTTTAGAGCCTACAGAGAGCGTTTTGCAGATCGAAGAAGAGACGAAAGATGTCGACCAGATGGCAGCAGTTGAATTGATGCCATGGGAAGAGGGATTTGTTGATCCTCTGTCTGAGTCAGAAGAGGAAAAGAAGAAAGAGAAATCGGCTAAATTCTTAGCTCGCAAATACGGTGAACGAATCAATGATATTGTTATACAGAAAGACTTGATAAGAACTTACAGCGTGGATATTTTTGCAAAAGCGAAAGAATACGTTAAGCACCCGGAACTACTGGAAGAACCGGAACAGGAAAACAAACCACAAGAAAAGGGAATTCAATCACTTGAGGAATTAAACGAAGAGCTTGCAAAGAAGAGAGCAGAAGACGCTGCTAAGATTTCCGCGGAAGAAGAACAGCGAAAGAATAGACTCAAAGAACTACAGGACACGACAAAGAACGACATAGTAAATTACATCAAGAGGGTGCGAAACGGTTCAGAAATGACCGAGGAAGAGAAGAAGAAAGAAGCAGAACGGGAAGAGTGGAAGAAAAAGAACAACAAGGAATTCGGCATTTGATTCTGTGACTTCGCATAATGTAGCTAGAATTGATTTGAATTAGTTTAAGCTATACTTCTTTGCCTAACGATGAAAACAGTCTTAAGAAGCCAAATAGAGCGTTATACAAAAATAAGCAAAAAAAGAGCCGGGAATTTCTCCCGGTTCTCCTTATATTCCAAACAATCTATCAAAGAAACCTTTCTTTTTCGGTGGGCGCTGCTGCATCCAGTGATTAATCAAACGCCATGTTTCGCCCTTGTCATACATCGGAACAACTATTTTTTTTACTCCGACATCAGGATTCATATAATATGCCTGTCCATAGCGCGGTAAATCCTCGCAACCGTTAAAGCCTAGTATATTTCTGCTGTCCTGTGCTGACCTCGTACGAAGTCCCACACGGGCATCAAAGTTGACCTTGATTTCTGTTGGGATTACCTTGGCAAGTGGACACTGAGTCGCACAGATCAGATGGACTCCGGCGGCACGACCTACTTGTGCGATACGTTGGATCAGTGGCATTACCTGTTTTTTGTTCGTGGTCATCAAGTCCGCTAATTCGTCAATAATTACATATAACTGCGTCCCCTGGTATTTCTTTACGTGTGCTCTCTGCATCTGTGTATATCTCATTTCAATGATATTCATAGCCATCTGCAATCCTCTGACCATCTCAGCCGGTTCGGATGCGTAGAACGCCGTATGTGGAAGATATCTATAGTCTACGAGTTCCACCCTCTTCGGGTCGATAAGAATGAACTGTACTTGTGACGGTGCTTCAAACAGTGCCGTTGTGATAATTCCATTAATTACAATCGATTTTCCTGATCCGGTAGCTCCAGCCACTAACAAGTGCGGCTGCTCCATCATGTTCTCATATTTGACAAAACTCTTTCCCTCTGGTGTGATCCAATTTCTCTGTGCTTTCATTGTGCCAACCTCCCTATAAATCTTTCGTTTAAGCATATATTGTTTTTAAATTCTTAAATCTCCACATTGCGATTGCTAAGCTTTTCGGACTTCTCACGATGTAGCCGCCAATTGTGTTTTGCTGTCTCTTACTCTTATCAAATTCATACAAACGGCTTTCCACGTTGCTGAACTTAATCATGTGAATTTCAATTTTTTCATTTTCTGCGATCTTCTTACCATCGTATTTTTCATTGTTAAACACTTTTTCAGCTATTGGAATAAGTGGAGCTGCTACATCATCAAAAATCCCGTAAGCATATTCACAATGAACGTATATGTTGCATCCTGCTAAAATCTCCATTGATCTTTGGTCATAGTCAATTTTGCTATATTTCTTCACAATATTCTCAATGTCTGATTCTCTGACAAGGGGATTCTTGATAGTGATATTAACTGATGTATCATAGAGCGCATCGCGGACTCTTACAGATACATCCTTACTTGTAAATCCGTGTCCTTTTAAATCTTTTCTGATTGCCTGTGATAAATCTCTATTTGTCATTTTTGCGTCCTCCCTTGAGTGTTTGTTTTGTTGTTTGCTATGGTTATAATATATCACTTTTTAAAGTTACTGTCAACGCTTTTATCACTTTTTTTGATAATATTTTTGTTGACTTATAAAAGGCGTTGTATTATCCTTATTAATATAAAAGGAGGGAATGCAAATGCTTAAATACAAATTCAATGTGGGCGATGCACTGGAAAGAGCTGGATTCACGACATACAAAGCAAAAAAGACAGGATTATTAAGCCAAGACACGCTAAGAAAGATTAAGAATGAAGAAACAAATATCACACTTGGGGCGTTAAATTCTATCTGTATGATTCTTGATTTACAGCCAAAAGACATCCTTATATATGAAGAAACAGAAGACGAAGAAAAGAAAAAACAAGAATTATTTTAAAAGCATTGACATAACTTTATAAAGTGATATAATAATACTTGTAAAGAACAGAAAACAAGTACAAACAAAGCTAATAGGAGGAATGGAAAATGATCAATGTGAATGCGTGGACATCGTACAGCGAACGAATTGGAGACGAATATTATTTCGTTACGGAAGACGGCAACAAAAATTATAGAGTTGAAATCACAAAGCGGAATAGCATAGCTTCCAGGTTTTGCACTTATGGAAAAATTGAAGATGTTGAAAAGATGCTGGAAGAAGCAAGAGAAAAAGCAGGCGTAAAAGTTCCAGATGTTCGAGAAAGTTGGAAGTTAGAGAATGATATATACGGAATCTAATTATTGCATTTTTTTCAACTCTGTGTTAAAATAAATCTTGCGAATTTTATTAAGACAGAGTTTATAACTAATGTCTTCCGTGGCACCGGGTGCGGAAACTCGGTGTCTTTTTTTGCGCTTCCAGGGGCTAATTTGAAAAATAGTTGTTAGTTCAAACTAATAGTGCAAGTAGGGTTACAAAAGTGTTAACAAATTGTTACGATAAATATTTAACAAATGCCAACTAAGCCAGTAAACACAAGGGCAAGCAGTGATTTCACAAATGTTACGCTGTGCAAATTATTATGCTATTTGTATACAGATTGGATACAGAATGGATACAGCCTTAATAATCGACTTACTAAATAATTTATAATATTATATATATTACTTTTCAAAACTATATCCTTCACTACGTTCAGTCTATAGTTTTAAAAAGGTCGGGTTTTGAGAAAACACCGACTGTGTACCTCCCCAAAATCGATGTAAAAACAAATCGATCAGACAAGAAATGAACAACGGCAGGAAGAGACAACCACAGCCAACAGAACAGAGCATTGACCGTCCTGATTATCAAAACACGGACACGAAGCGCACAGCCGAGCACGCACATACACGGACGCACACGCCTTGATAAAAATTTAAAATTAATTTACTCGACACTATTGCAAACAGATTTTCGCTGTGTTATAATAGCATCAGCGACAAGAAATCCGTGAAAGCCGAATGGGAGCTGGATCGAAAAGAGCTGGGAATCGTCAGCCTAGGCATATCGAGAAAATAACAGACAATGAGCTGTTTAATATCTCGGTGTGTCTAGGCTTTTTTGTTTATAGATTATTTGACAGTATGGAGGTGAAAACAATGGCTAAGAGAAGAGCGACACAGAAAACAGAGAGAGTAGAAGCTGAGACAGTGAACAGTGTTGATAGTGTTGAAGTTGATCCAGTCAACCTCAGAGCCTTAGTTGATGACGTGATCACTGATTACTGCATGAGAGATGATCTTGACGAGTCAGATATTCCACCACAGATCTGGAACGACATTGTCGAAGAAATCAGGGTAACATTGTTCGAGAAGAACGGCAATCTGCTTTGGATTGATGGAAAGATCGGGACAGAATACAATGACGAGAAGGTAATGGATGCCTATGATATTTACAAAAGAATCTGTAACAGGCATTGTCAAGTGGTTAATATAAAAGGGTTCCTTGATATGACAGGCATTACTAAACAGACTCTATACGACTGGAACAGAGACAGTAAATATAATATTAAACACCATAATAGTGGGAATGATAGTATTATACTTAGTCGAAAACGTACAGACCTTGCCAAAAGAATCATGGATGATAACGAACAATCACTTGAGTCAATGCTACAGGATAAACGTATCAATCCAATGAAGGTGTTGCCATCACTGAACAGACACCACATGTGGAATCTTCCAGGCGTTAGCCGTGAGAAAGTGGAGGCAAGACCACTGACCGCAGACCAATTGCCACAGCTCGGACAGGATTTGCCGCCACAGATCGAGGAAAACGATTGATATTTTTAAAGATTTGAGAACGGAAAAACTAGTGGTTAAAATAAATCATTGACTTTGCATTGATTTTAAACAGAAATTAATGGAAAACAGTGATCTTTATCGAACAAATATAGATTTATCCAATAGATTCATATGTTCGGAACAAATGTTCGACACACTGACCGATGGGGGACCCCCTTAAATCAATATCGAAAAATCGGCTTACTAAGTCCCCTAAAAATTCTCAAAAACAAAAAGCCCCTATGGAGGAAACGAAAATGAGCAAAGACAAACCTGAAAATTTGAAAGATGTATTCGGTTTTAGTGACCTGAAAATAATTACTCCAACATACAGCATTGAATTAATGGGGGACAATTTCGTGATTGTTGAAGCATCGAGCAGCAAGGTGGATACGGAAAAGGGGATAGTCACTTTTCAATCCGGAGATTCGGTCAATGCTATGTTCAGACTTGAAGATGTTAAAGAGTTCTGGAGGGTTGTCTGATGATTGATAAAGAAACGCAGAAAGCTGTTGATATGTTTTATAGCATTTATTCTGAGCTTTACAAGAAATGCGGAGATAGAAACACGGCGATTCAGCTGACATGTGCATTATGCGGTGTGAAAGTGCCTGAATTAGAAACATTTTCGTTTTTGTTTGGGGATAGTGGACGAAAGAGGAATAAATGATGGGTGAAAAAGATGAAAATATTAGACAGGTTTTTACAACGTCTGATGGAATTGTTAGAAGAATGACGATTATAGGTGATTGGATTCATGATCTTTCTGAAAAACTTGTTGATGATGCAGAAATCACAACACATATGAACAACGATGGCGGACTAGATATCAAGTTTGAGTTTGATGAATCACTCGTTAGAAACACATTCGCTTGGAAATTGCTATTCGGTTCAAATAACTATCGAAAATACCACGGGATGCCAATGAGGAGAAAAAGATGGATGAAACAGTAAACGTTCTTGGAACGGAATATAAAATTGAAATTCATAAGCGGTCTGAAGATGAGTTTATGAAAAAAAAATGAATGCTGATGGATATTGCTCGGAAGATGGGAAATTTATCGTAATTGCAGACACTTATGACAGAGATTCGTTCCCAGACATGAATACTGAGGAATCTGGAAATTATAAGAAACGCTTGCTAAGACATGAGATTGTTCATGCGTTTTTAAGTGAATCTGGGTTGAGCGTTAATGCAGGTGTACCATCAATTGCATGGAGCAAAAATGAAGAGATGGTTGATTGGTTGGCTATTCAGTTTCCCAAAATGTATGCAGCTTTCAAAAGTGTGAATGCAATCTGATTCCAAGAGTATTGGGGAATGAGAAAACAAACAGGAGAAACTGATTATGCACGGATACGAGATAGTTCAAGAGAGAGTAACGCTGATGATAACAGCGGATTCGATGAAGATCAGAGAAGATAACTTGATTGTCTTTGAACAGGGAAAAGAAATCAAAGCGATTGTCAATAGCAAAGATATCAAGTACATTTTGAGAATTGAATAGGGGCGGACAATATGCTGAAAATGATTCAACGCCTGTTCTGTCGACACGATCATACGGTGCATGACCATTCAGACCTTGTTCGACAGGAAGACGGAAGTTTCAAGACAAAACATTATTGGCGGTGCAAGAGCTGCGGAAAGGTGATATCAGGAAAATGATTACAAAGAAAGATTTAAAAGGATTGAGTAAACGGGAACTGAAAGAGATGCTGTGTTTGGCAAGTCAGTGGTGCGAGGAGTGCGGACTTGTTCTTGAGTTCAGAGACTGTTCGATGGAATTTGCCGGACAGGAAATCGATGCAGATGCATTCGGAGAAGATATCGAATCTCTTGAGGATGAATCACTCCCATTCTCGTTTGACCCATACGAGGATTGCGACAGATCAGACCTTATTCGTGAAATCGAGATCGCAGAAGAGAAGCACAGATATCTCGAAATAGACAATGAGGACTTGAAGACAGCAATTAGAGTTCTGGTTGATCTGTACGCTGAAGAAAGAAGATTCCTGGGCGGTTCGTATGAATGATATCGGGTTCAAAGAACAGATTCTTCAAACATCATGTGAAGTTGTCAAAAGTGAACTGATGAAACACGAAGAATTCTATGATGCGTTTGTCTCATCTGTTGAATCGGCACTGCATGAGATACCTGAGGTTTGCGAAAAGGCATCTGATATCGCTGAAAGAATCACGAAACGTATTTCCGGGGAGGAATGACATGAAATGGCTTAGAGCAATTGGAATTGGAGTTGCAAAAGGAATTATCACAGCGCTAGTATTCTTGGTGATAGCGTTAGCTGATTGCGAATTCGGAACACTCGGAACACTCGGAACACTAGGAATACTTGCAGTTTTATTTATTTGGTCTATAATTTAGGAAATCTGGAAAGCGTTGGAAGAGAAATGAAAATTGCCGGGAAAGAAATAAACGATGAATGTGTTCACTGCGGAGAGATTCTTGAATGCGAACTTTTCAAACAGGGACACGGAATCAGACAAGAAAGAATGAATGTGGTGCAGATGATTAAATGCCAGATGAAGCATAGGGAGAAGAGAAGTAAGTAGACTACTGCTGATTATTTGTAAGTACTGAGAAAGGATTGAGAGAAGATGAAGAAATTAAGATGGATTTTGGCAATTGCATTTCTCGTTGCCGGAGTTGCCGGAGGACTTTATTTCGGAGGTTATTTACTTCTGTTTAAACCGATTTTTACAGCTTGTATAGCTTGGGATGCAGGGCAACTTACAGCAGCGATTATTTGGACAACAATCGTAAAAGCATTTCTCTCAGTGATTGTTATGGCGGTAATCATTTTTGCAGGATTTCTGGGGTTTGCAATTTCCACTCCAAAAAATAATTAAGGAATTTACCAATACTTGGTTTCATATATTCGTCCATGTGACGATTCTCCACCTACTAGCGGAAAGCTGAACAAAGGGACGTCACAAGTCCCGGTGGGTTTAGCCGATTCTGAAATCGGTTCCGTCAGAATATCGTTGTTGATTGTAATCTGACGTACGGTGGAATTCAACCCAGTATCTTTGCGGAGATCTGACAGTCACAGGCTGTAAAAAGAGTTTACCTAGCTTAGTAGGTTGCAAGCATATGAACAACGGTAACTTGCGTAAAATGCCATCGCAAGCCACAATCCCATAAAGGTATTGGAGATGGTTGCTAACCATTCGGTCGGAAACGACTTGGAGGTTCGAATCCTCCTTGTGGCGTTCTGAGTTTCACGGTTCTCAGAAACACCCCTCATGTACGCGCCCTATGTGCAGTAAAGATGCCATTTTCCTTTAAATTAGTTTTGATTCCCATAAGTGTAAAGTGATTAAAATAATTCAAAAACCGTGAAATGCTATCATAGCTCAAATGGATAGAGCAGTTGATTACGAATCAACAGGTTTCGGTTCGAATCCGAACGGTAGCTCTCTCCGATTTTCGGAGAAAAAACTTTTTCATAACTTACTTTCCTTGCTACAGTGTAGCTGGAAGCCGTATAGCTTAATGGTAAAGCGTTCATTCTACCCCTACCCAAGTGAAAGATTGAGGTTCGAATCCTTATATGGCTATTTTCAAATATGATTACCTCGGTGAAGAGTGATTTTTCAGTCATGCTGAGATGCAATGGTAACGAGATAGGCTTGTTCGAGATATTGGATAAGCTGATTCTTTCCACTAGGAGTGATCCTGGTGGTGGAGATGGAAACCATCAACAATGCCTTGCAGTGTATCATCATAGAGAAGTCAAATGCAGAATCCTTGTGGTCAGTGATTAATAGACGTCTGCGGTGCAGAAATAATCCATTTAGTTCGTGGTGTGAGAGACCACCAACAGAGATGGAAATTCTCAATAAGCTGATTTGCCTTGAGCCTGAGAAATCAGGGTATAACACAAGAAATTCGTTAAAGTAGCGGTATGGCAAGTTCTTAATTTTACCAAAATGTTTTAAGTGGATAAAAAACATTAAACAAAATATTCTGAAAGAACCGTGAAATTTGTAGGTATCAATCCTATGTGTGCTTAAACAGTGGTAGGAAGCCAAGAGTCGCTCTCAGAAGCTCAGACCTATCATCACAGTGGCAGAATATGACTTTTACCGTGATGAATAAGGGGAAACCCTAATCATGTTTGAATTAAAATTCAATCAGTGTTTTAGCTGCGGAGTTCGCTGAAGCTCGGAAACTAACGTTTTGTTAATAAAAGACGTGGTTTATCGATCATATAATAAACTCCAATATTATAAAGAACCGTAGCAGTGCAAGAATTCCTTACGGCTTTCGAGGTAAATTTCTTGCAGCTAAGGGCGTATAGCTTAAAGGTAGAGCACAGGACTTTGACTCCTGATGTATTGGTTCGATTCCAGTTACGCTTGTTTGAAAAAAATGGAAATGTTAAGAGAAGAAAGGAGAGTTCCGATGGGAAGAAAAATCAAGGTGCTTGACAGAGACAATTTCGTCGATGCTATCAATGATTATTGCAGCCATAAAATTACAATGGATGAAGCGGCAAAGAAAATGGGTGTTTGTACTCCGACATTCCGCAAATATCTCAGAATGGTTTGGATGGGAGAACCACTGCCGGAAGAACTGTTCGAAAGGAAGAAATAGTTATGAATATTGAAAAGTGGAAAGAAAAATCAGAAAAATCTTTGAGCGAAGTTGAAAAAGAAGCAAAAATTCTTTTAGATCGCATTGAAAAAGCGAAGAAATGTCTTGAAAAGGTCAATGACAGACAGGACGCGAACAGATTCTTTGAAGAAAACGACATTGAGCATGGATTCAAGCATATTTGTCTGTTTTAGGTGATGAAAATGAACGATGAAATGAGAAAAAATGAAGTAAAACGCGTGATTACTTGCAAAATGGAAGATATTGCCAGTTTGGTGGCTAATTCCGGTTATACAGTGACAATCCGACCGACAAAAGACGGGGCGAAGATTACCAGTCACAAAGAAAAGATCGTAAAGTAAATACAGAAGCTCATGCCCGGATGCGGACAGGGAACAGGGGAGTGCTCCTTAACTTTTTTATTTTAAGAGTTAGGGGGCACTTTTTTGCGTTATGGCAAGCGATTATTTGATTAAAACCGTAAAAGGGTATGAAAACTACATAGAGCGTAAGGGGATTGACGAACAGGTGCTCGATGCGTACATCCTTGCGGTTCAGACTGCATTTGAGCAAGAGAAAGACATAAAGTACGGATTGCAAGTGTCTGATAGAGCAAAGCAGATTGTTAATCAAATCATAAAAAAACAGACAAACGGTGGGGATTTTGCGTGGCTTGAAGATTATGCTCAGCAGAATAAGACAGAGTTTGACTTGATTAATCAGTATTATAAGATTTTGAAAATAGAAGCACCGGAAATTCTTGACAGCTATATGCTGTATGTGGAAAAAAACAGAAAACGAAGAGACAGATTCTACGAGCCGAGAAGAAAAACACTGAAATTGGTAACTGACAAGATTCAGATGCTTGAAGACGATTTATTGGATGAACTGTTTGTTCATATGCCGGCCCGTGTTGGTAAAAGCCAAGAACTTACGCTCGCGACTTCATGGAAATGCGCTAGAGATATGGAAGCGAGCAATTTGTACGTAACATACAAAGAGGGCCTTGGAAGTGCGTTCCTTGATGGAGTTATGGAAATATGGACTGACCCGACTTATTGCTTTAAAGAGGTGTTTCCAAAAGGAATTATCAAAGATACTGACTTAAAAAACAATAAGGTTGATTTAGGAAGAAAGAAAAAATATAAATCTCTTTCCGGAAAAGGGCTTACATCCGGACTTAACGGCGAATACGATGCGTATGGATGGTTAATTGTTGATGACATTATCGAGGGTATTCAGGATGTTTTAAACCCAGATGTTCTCAAAAGAAAGCAGACTATCTTTGACAACAACGTAATGACCCGTAAGAAAGAGAAATGCAAAATAATCTACAACGGTACAATTTGGAGTCTGAAAGATATCTACATGGACAGATTGGATTTCTTAGAGAACAATCCAGAGGCAAAAGATATCAGGTATGATATTTTGAAGATTCCAGCACTTGATCCAGTTACAGATGAAAGTAACTTTGATTATGACTATGGAGTTGGATTTTCAACAAAATTCTATAGGATCAAACGTGCAAAATTTGAAGAAAACGATGATATGGCCGGATGGTATGCACAGTGCCAGCAGGAACCTATTGAAAGGGACGGAGCTGTATTCAATCAAGAACACATGAGATTCTACAATGGAGTGCTCCCAGCTCAAGAACCATATAGAATTTGCGCTGCATGTGATGTGGCTCTCGGAGGTGAAGACTACTTGGCATTTGCTGTGGCTTACATGTACGAAGACGGGTCCATATACATTGATGATGTCATTTTTGATAATTCAGAAAAGAAAATCACAAAGCCAAAAGTTGTGAATATGATTATTGATCACAATATAGGAAGTGTGTATTTTGAGTCAAACCAAGGTGGAGAAGGATACAAAGACGAAGTAGACGAAATGCTGAGAGAAAAAGGACATAAGGTAACTCTTGTCTCTCAATATGCACCTACATCAATGAGAAAAAGCCAGAGAATTTGGGACAAAGCTGGTTCTATACGTGAATTCTATTTTCGCGATACTGGGTTCAGAAATCAAGAATATAGGAACTTTATGAGGAATCTGTACTCTTTTACCATTAAGGGGAAAAACAAGCACGAAGACGCTCCTGACTGCCTTGCGTCGCTTGCATATTTTATTGAGGGAACATGGGAACCACCAAGAGTCGAAGCGGTACACAATCCGTTTAGAGGAGGTTATAGATAATGGATACAAAAACATATTTAGGACAGATTTCAAAGTTAAATTTCAGAATCAAGAACAAAATGGAAGAAATTAATCAGTTGAGAGATATGGCTTGTTCTATTTCTGTGTCTCCAAAAGAGGTTAATGTTCAGAGCAGCGGAGAACCTGACAAAATGGGAAGTCTTGTTTCTAAAATTGCGGATGCAGAAGTAGAGCTTGCGGATTCTGTTGAACGGTCACTGCAAAAGAAGAAAGAAATTGCTCAACAGATTGAAATGATTCCAAATGCAAATCAGTACAGAATCTTATACAACAGATATGTATTATGCAAAGATTGGAATGTTATTAGTGTGGAAATGGGATGCACTTTCAGAAATGCCATGTCAATTCACGGTAGAGCATTACAAGAGTTTGAGAAGCTTTTCGGCTCTTATTATCTGTAATCACTTCACATAATTTCATATAATTTCACATCTTTTCACTATTTTTCCAAATACTTGACATGATATAATAATAATCGAAGAAATACAACTTGAGGATACATAATAATTCTCATAATCCTTTCTCAAAGATGCACTTGGAATGACGAACCAGGTGCATTTTTTATTGGTGAAAAACATGGTAAAAAAACAAACAATCTATTGTCCGAAGTGCAACAGGAAAGTTGGCACTTATGACGGAAAAGGAAAAATCGACAAAGTCTGTCGATGCAAGAAGTGTAACAAAAAGATTATTTTCAAAGTAGCAACGGGAGAAACAGTCAGGAAGTCACTGCCAATTAGAAATTGCAGTAGCGGAATGACTTTTTGATTTAAGGTGAAGAAGTCAATGAACAAGAATACTCTACAAGACCTTGTAAAAGGCAAATACGGAAGAAAAATTGCATATGCGAATGTCGAAGAGGTTGATCAAAGCAATATTTTGGAAGTTGTAGGGGAAACACTTGGAATCTTTTACTTTAACAAACAAGTTACTAAATATTTGTGGGACTACTACAAAGGAGATCAACCGATTCTGTACCGTACAAAGACGATCAGAGATGATGTGGTAAACAAAGTAGTAGAGAATCACGCTTATGAAGCAGTTCAGTTTAAAGTTGGACAGTCATATGGAGAACCGTTGCAGTGCGTGAGTATTGTAAAGGAAAATATCAGCGAATATGTTGACGTGTTCAATAATTATTTGAGACGTGCTCATAAACATGCTAGAAATATCAGAGCTGGTGAGTGGCAGTCGGCAACTGGAACAGCTTTTTTAGCTGCTCAGTTTGAAAAACCTGGAGAAAAAATGCCGTTCAGAATTACAGTTCCAACTCCCATGAATACTTACATCATTTATTCATCTATTACGGAAGAACCGCTTGTTTCCGTTCAAGAATTAAAGGACTTGAACGGTGAATGGTATAAGTCATGCCACACGAAAACGAACCAATGCATTATCAAAGACGGAAAAGTTGAACAATGGGGTGTACATGCGTTTGGTGGAATCCCTATTGTTGAATACCCAAACAATTTTGAGAGAATTTCTGATATTGAGCTTGTAGCATCCATGTTTGATGCAATTAACAATATGCAGTCAAACAGAATGGACAGCATTGAACAGTTTGTTAGTGCTTGGGTAAAATTTGTAAACTGTACAGTTGACCATGAGACATTCCAACAGATGAAAATGGAAGGTGCTCTTGTTGTTAAATCAAACAATGGCACTGACAATAAGGCTGATGTTGATATTATGACACAGGAGCTAAATCAAACTCAGTCACAGGTTGCAAAACAAGACTTGCTGGATAATATCCTACAGATTCTTGCCATTCCTAAACTTGAAGGAAACACAGGTGGTGACACTCAAGGGGCGGTACAACTCCGCAACGGATGGGATATGGCTAAGACGAGAGGAAAACTGAAAGACCCGATTATTCAAGAGTCAGAACAAAGACTGAATGAAGTTATCTTAAATATTATTCGTGTAAGAAAAGGAAAAAATGAATGTCCTATTGATACGAGCCAGTTTGAAGTGATTATTAATCACAGCCCTATGGATAATATGCTAGTAAAGGCACAGTTTCTGGACTACCTGTTGAAAGACGGCACTCATCCAAAACTTGCATATGAGCTTAGCACATTATTCCCGGATAGTGAAAAAGCTTACATTCTGTCCAAGCCTTATCTTGATGTGCTTTACAAGACCTCTGATGATGAAAATAAGCAAAATCAGATAGATGATAATTCTAATCAGAATCAAGAACCTGGAAATAATCAGAATTCAAATGGCAACAAAACGCCGGAGGTAGAAGAATGACATATGATTACACAGTAAAACAAGACGGACAGACGTATCCTCCGGGAACAGATGTACCGGATATGGGGAGCATTGTTTGTACCGAAGCATCTGGAAATGTTAGAAGCTATGAAGCTCAGTCAAAAGATGTTGATAAGCTCCCAACTTATGTAGATGCAGGAAGTTCCTGTTTGATGTTAGACACATCAGAATTATACAAATTCAACTCTGAGACAAAGAGTTGGCAGAAATTAGGATAGTAGAAATAAGCCAGTCATTGAGAAATCAGTGGTTGGCTTTTTCTATATAAATTTGCATCCATGCGTCAAATGGAAAAAGAAAAAATCCATGCTGATAGAACAGCGAAATCAAATGTAGATCACGGAGGTAATAACTATGACAAGAGAAGAAGCAAAACAGAATTTGGTTGCATTAGGGATTGAAGAGCCGACAGATGCACAGGTCACTAATTATTTGAATCAGTTTCATAATAACAGACCAGCTCCGGCACCGAACCCAAATCCAGCACCAAAGCCGGAACCACAGCCTACACCGGCACCAGCTCCAAATCCACAGCCGAACCAAAATCCGGCACCACAGAACGATGACGAGATTGAGAAGCTGAGAAAACAGATTGATGCATTGCAGAAAGAGAACATCAAGAAAGATATTCGTGCTTATGCTGCTGAAAAAGGACTGACAGGTGAACAGGCAGAGAATGTTCTTGCTGGTTTTCAAGACAATTACGATCTTGCAAAGACAGCCATTGATTCCATGTCACAGATTATCGCCGATAAAGAAACAGCCGCCGCGCAGGCGAAAGAACAGGAAATCGCTAACGGTTCAATTAATCCGGGCGGTGGAAATCCGGGCGGTGGAAAACAAGATGATAAGCCGGAAGATGTGAAAAATGCAGAATCTATTGTTTTCGGCAACAAACAGAGTGAGCAGTCTGTAAAAGACTACTACGTTTTGAAATAAGGAGGAATTAAGCAATGGGTAAACCAATTGTAAGAGATTTTACACAAGGTAAAGGAATTCTGAAGTTCTTCCCGTATGAGGGAGCTGCTTGTGTAGTACAGCAGTCAATGGTATCTGCGGCAGATGACAACGGAATGAAAATTGTAAAAGCTGGAACACCGTATCCGTCCAATGATGCTGAATGCCTTGGATATCTTCTTGAGGACGTTGATGTTACACAGGGAGATGCACCGGGAACATATGTATATCAGGGAACGATTGATTGGGAAAAAGTAACAGGCCTTTCAATTGCAGATGCAGCAAGAAAAGCGACTCCGAGAGTTACTTTTTACGGAGCACCAAAGATTGCAGAAGGTTAATTAAGGAGGAATAACAGACATGGCATTACCATTAAGTCAAGCATTTACAGCGAGAAGCCTTGGGGTTATGTGGGATAACTACAAAGCGTCTCTTGCACTTCCACCGTATCTTGGAAGACAGAAATTTGGAACAACAAAACAGGATTCACTGGAAATGAGATATATCCTTGGTGAAAATTCTCAGCCAATCTCTCTGAAAGCATCCAACTTTGATGCACAGGCAGAATTAAGAGATGTCGGTGGATTCCAGGATATCCAGAACGAAATGCCGTTCTACAGAGAGTCCTACATGGTAACAGAAAAAGAGGAGCAGCAGTATGCAAACTATCAGTCTGCCGAAAACTCAAATCTTGCAAATCAGGTACTCAGACAGATTAGCAAGAAACCTATGAATCTGATTCAAGGAGCGATGGTAGTTCCTGAGAGACAGATTTGGCAGTTACTTGCTCCGTCAGACGGTGTTCCGAAAGTTACTGTTAAAATCAAAGACAAGACATACACAATTGATTACACAACAGACAATGGAGCAAAGCACAAGGCAGATCACTTCGTTGAAATTCAAGGAACATCTGATAAGTGGAATGTTCCGGAAACAGCAACACCACTTCAAGACTTGATCGACACAAGACGTGATTTCGCAAAGAAAACAGGATATTCTCTGACAAGATTCTCTATGAATACAGAGACATTTGAGATGATTCTGAAAGCAGAAGACACAAAGAAACAGGTACTCGGAATTACTGCTTACAACGGCGGTATCAGAGTAAGACAGGCAGATGTGCTTTCTTATCTGAGAGAGTACGGAATCGAAATTGAGGTATACGACAAGATGTATGTTGATGAAGCTGGAACAACACAGTATTTCATCCCGACAAACATTATCTCTTGTCAGTCAGCAGGTGTATACCTTGGAGACTATGTATTCGGAAGAACACCAGAAGAGAGAAGCGGAGACCTCGCCGGAGGAAATCTGCAACTTGTTGAAACTGGTATTTCTGTCTACACATATGCAACAGAGCATCCAATCAATACTCATTGCGTAGTATCCATGATTGGTCTTCCATCATTTGAGGGAATGAATAGCGTTGTTGTTATGAAAGTAGCGTAAGAGGTGATTGGATGCTTGCGAAGAACATTATCAAAATGAACGGCAAGTGGTACAAAGCAGGAGAAGAAGTCCCGGAAGGAACTCCGGGGCTGTATTCTGAGAAAATGCAAATACCGGTAGAGTTTAAGTATAAGAAAACAGACATCAACAGAATGAGCACTGCTGATTTGAAAGAATTGGCAAGAGAACATGAAGTATCAAATGTTGACGATATGACTGGGCAAGATTTGAAAGAATACTTTATTACAAAGTTCAATCTGTAGATCGTGAGGTGCAGCTATGGCAATTGAAGACAGAATCTATGAGAAATCAGTAGAATACTTGTCTGATATTCCAGAGCTTGCCGATGAAAAACCATCAAAACTGTTAATCGGATTCGTAACTGAGAAATTTAAGCAGTGTAGAAACTATCCTCCGTCTTTTACAGATGCGAAGATAGAATCTGACATGGAAAAGCATTTGAATACAATCGCCATGGCTGTGGTTGACCTAAAAGCAAAAGAAGGAGCTGAAGGAGAGACAAGCCATAGTGAAAATTCGATCAGCCGTTCTTATGAGAATGCTTATGTTTCAAGTTCGATATTTAATGACGTGCTTCCGTATGTTCATTTTTTATAGAAGATTGTGCGTGACCAAAGCGGTGATTCTGCCGGAATGGTCGCAGGGTATTAGCTAATTTGGTGGTGGGCAGCTAATGGAAATAAGAAAAAGGCAGGTAAATGATTGATGACTATTGAAATATCGACAGCAATCATTATAAGTGTGGTGTCAGTTGCTTTTTCCATTTTCTTCGGTTTGAAGAACAATAAACGTTCGGACACGAAAGATATCGAAGAAAGAGTTAGGCAGAACACAAAAATCAATATGAAACTTGATAACATCTCTTCTTTGAGTGAGGACATCAAAAGTGAGATTTCTCAGATGAAAGATAAGCTTGATTCTCACAATGGAAGAATAATCAAACTGGAAGACAGTGTAAAGAGTGCACATCACAGAATTGATACACTGGAAAACAGAATGAATGGTGGTGAAGAATAATGGATATTTTTTCAATGGAAACCGTACTGGCAATCGTGGTAATTACTTATCTTGTTGGACTCGGAGCAAAGTTGTGTCCGAAAGTAAAAGATAATTATATCCCTGTGATTGTAGGTGTAGCTGGAGGAATCCTTGGAGTTGTTGGAATGTATGTAATTCCTAACTTTCCGGCAACAGACGTTCTTGATGCAATTGCAGTAGGAATTGTATCTGGACTTGCAAGTACTGGTGTGAATCAGATTCAGAAGCAAGTAAAGAAGGTGAACGTAAGTGAGGACACTGAACAGAAATAAGCAGAAAATGTACTACTCATTACAAGATGGTACGTCTCCGGTATATATGACTGATGACGATGGGAATGTGAAGTACATCGAAGTAGATGGAGAACAGATTCCTGTTGAGTCAGGAGAGAATGAACCACACTACACGGAACCTAAGTTATTCAGAGCGAATATCAATTCTACATTGACCGATACATTTATTCGGGCGTTTGGCATTGATGATTCCTCTGACAAGGCAACGATTGTCTGTGCAAAAGGAACTCTTCCATTGGTAAAAGGGGCGCGTATTTGGCGCAATTCAGCCATTAAATACAAAGACCCGATAAATATGTCAAACGTGGATGAAAACTCCGCAGATTACGTTGTTAAGGATGTCAACGATGAAGCTATGCACGAAGATACATTCTTGCTTCAACGATTGATTAAAGAGGGATAAGAATGAGCACAAAAATCAGTTTCGGATTATCACAAAAAAGCATTGATGAAGCAATCAAACAGATTGAAGCTTACCAGAAATCGCTTGATTCTAAGTTAAGCTTGTTCTGTGAAAAATTGATTGAGAGAGGACAGACTGTCGCAGTTGAAAAGCTGACAGAATCTCCGCTCGGAAAAACAGTGACTCTGAAAAGTGATAAGACAGAAGAAGAGATGGGATGCAAAGCGGTACTGATTGCCACTGGTGAAGTAAAGTATCCAGAGGGAAGAGAACCGTTCAATCTTCTGTTCGCTATAGAATTCGGAGCCGGTGTTCGTTACAACAGCATCCCAAACCCAAAAGCCGGAGAGCTTGGATTCGGTGTTGGTAGTTATCCGGGACAGACTCATGCTGCTGATCCGAACGGTTGGTACTACTTTGGTGATGATGGAAAATGGCATCATTCCTACGGTATCAAAGCAACTATGCCGATGTACAATGCAAGCCTTGAGATGATTAAATCCGTTTCAGAAGTAGCGAGGGAGGTGTTTGGAAGTGGATAATTCATGGGTTTTCGACTTAGAGACACACATCTTCTCCATTGTTCAGAAGAAAGTAGGAGATAAGCTGAAGAGTAAGTATCCGAACATTCGTTTCACGACTACTTCAAAACCTAAAGGCGTGACCGTAAAATATCCAACAGTTTACATTCGTGAATTGCCTGGTGCAGAAAAAGCACGCACTTTGGACGGTGAAGATATCAGCGGAATCTTGTATTCCATGCAAGTGGAAGTAAGTACAGATAAAAGTGCTAAAGAAGCTAAGGCGGTTTTGAAAGAGGTTGCCTTGGTATACAAAAATATGGGGTTTGAAATTAATTCATTTCCCGAAGAGAGTGACGGAGACGAATATTACCGATGTGTAATGCGAGTCAGACGAACTCTCGGAAACATAGATGCGTTGCACTGAGCCGAAAGGCTCTTTTTTATTGCCTAGATGGCAGAAATGGAGGTAAAAAATGGCTTCAACCAGTTATAAAGTAAGAGCTATTTACAAAGAACTTGATGATGGCGCGGATTTGTCAACAGTTGATTTTGCCGGAAGTTACAAACTGCTTCTGAAAGCAAAATCAATGCCAGCTCCGGTGTCTGCACCAAACACAGTTGAATCAACAACTATGGAAGATGATGCACAGACATTTGAGATGGGTATTAAACAGTCTGATGCAAAAGAGGTAACAGGAAACCTTGAAAAAGAGTACCTGGACAATATTGACAAACTTGAGAAGAAAAGAGTAGCTATCTTCCAGTTATATGGAACAGACGGTATCGGTGGCGTTGCTAAATATGCATACGTTGCACAGGTATCCGCTACTCCGTCAGACGTTGGTGGTGTAGATGAAATCTGTGAGATGACAGCAACCATCATTCAGAACACTGTCGCAAAGAAAGTGACAGACGAGTATACAATTGTTGACGCTGGAAACGGCACATTTACAGTAACAAAGGGGTAGCACGTTCCGAGCAAGACAGGTCAGCGAATACTCGGAACGTAAAATTTGATTACGCTGACATTACAGAATAACAACAGGAATGGGCGCTCTTAGGGGCGCCCTTCCCATATAAAATTACGGGAAGGAATAAAAAGACATGAAAACATTTGAAATTAATGGAAAAGAATATTCAGGGAAACCTTTTGACTTTAACCTTGTTTGCGACCTTGAGGACATGGGCGTATCAGTTGAATCCATGGAAGAGAAACCGATGAGCATGGTTAGAGGATATATTGCGCTGTGCATGGGAAAAAGACGTGCAGATGCCGGACTTGAGATTCAAGAGCATATTCTGAATGGTGGCACAATGGATGATGCAACCAAAGTAATGCAAGAAGAAATGGAACAGTCTGATTTTTTTCGCAACCTCAACAAGAGAGCGGAAGCGGAAGCTGCAAAGAATCAGGAGAAGAAGAACACTGGCGGCAGAAAAACAGCAGCAGCGAAGTAAGATCGTATCGTTCTCAGCGTGAGTTTTTCACCTGTGAATGGTATCCGCAAGCAAAAAAAATGGGAGTTGGCTGGAGAGAATTTTGGAGCATGAATCCTAGAATTCTGAAAGCGGTATCTGCCGGATACGAAGAACAACTCCTTGATATTGATTATATGAATTGGATGTCAGGGCAATATCTTATCAGTGCAATCAATACGTGCTTTGTCAAAGAAGAAAAGTATCTGAAGAAACCGATTCTGAAAACATTAATTGAAGAATCGCGAATGACTGATGAAGAACGTGAACTTCGTGAGATGGAAGAGGAAATCAGAAAAATGGATGCTTGGATTGCAGCAGACAGGGCAAGAGGATTGCCGGAGACATCGATAAATTAGGATGGGTTCACCATCCTTTATTTTTTGTAAAAAGGTGGTGAAAACATGGGAACAGAGGTGGACTCTCTTGAGGTAAAAGTTGAAGCGTCGGCTAAGTCAGCAAATGCTAGTTTGACTAATTTGGCAAAGAGATTAGGTACTGTATCGAAACAGCTTCAATCTGTTTGCTCTTATCAACCAACAATAAAGGCACTTACTGGAAATCTCAATAGCATTTCTCAACTTGATTTTAAGAATGTAAAAGATTTAAAAAACGCTATTAAAACAATGTCCAAAGATATGGCAAAAATCAATGGACGGCAAATTAAAATCAGCGTAAACAAGCTTGGAGACATAGAAAATGCCGCAAAGAAAGTGACAGATCTTTCGGAAAAAGTTGCAGAAGCATCAAAAAGCATAAAAATTTCCGTTGATTCTTCTGAGGTTAATTCAGCAAAAAAAGCTTGCGATGAACTGAAAAAGAAAACTTCCGGTTTAAAAGCAAGTGCTCAGACCATCAAAAAGGCAAGCGGACAACTTGGTGCATCTGATGGTAAATCCGTATTGAGCGGAGCAGAAACGAGACAAAGATTTTCGAGCATCGTCCCAGATAAAGACAAAGGAATTGCTGAAGAAGAGACAAAAGAAGCGTCTAAGCTTTCAAAGATTCTTTCAGGGACTCAGAAAGTTTCAAAATCTCTTTCCAATACGTTTGGGAAGATGGGGAAAACAGTTGGTGGAGTGGTTTCTAAAGCAAAAGACCTCAAGAATTTGATTACCAAAACAAACAAATCTGGTGGTCAAATGTCAATGGGAAGAATGCTTGGAATGTCACTTGTATTTTCCACTGTGTTTTCAGCATTAAGCGCAATAAACAATGCAATCAAGGAAGGTTCAAACAACCTTGTTCAATACAGTTCTGATTACAACAAGAGCATTTCGGGTATTGTCACATCTCTTCTGTATTTGAAGAATGCATGGGCAGCTGCTTTTGCTCCGATTATCAATGTAGTCGGACCGTATATTTCAGCATTTATTGATATGCTCGCCAATGCAATGAATAAGGTCGCGCAGTTCATGGCTGTATTGACTGGAAAAACAGCAGTGGTTCAAGCAAAGAAAGCATGGAAAGACTACGGAAAAACACTCACATCCACTGGAAGTAGTGCTAAAAAAGCTGGAAGTGATGCAGCAAAAGCAGCAAAAGATCTTGAGAACTATACTCTTGGAATTGATGAACTAAATGTAATCCAGCCGACAACATCAAGCTCAAGTTCAAGTGGTGGCTCTGACGGAAGTTCCGGTGCTTATACTGGACCAGATGTTTCTGAAATGTTTGAGACAACTGAACCGACTAAAGCTATTTCTGATTATGCTAAACGGCTAAGAGAAGCGTTCAAAGCTCAAGATTGGACTTCCCTAGGCTCAATCATGGCAGAGGGCGTAAATGCCGGAATGCAGAAGCTTTATGACATATTTGACTGGAATAAGCATGGGAAAAAGATAACTTATTTTTGCAATGCTTTTACCACAACAATGAATAGCCTTGTTGACAATATTGAATGGCCGTTAATGGGAGCTACTGTTGCTGCCGGAGTGAATACGGTGTTCAATACTGCACAGCTTTTGATTACCGGGTTTAACTGGACGAATCTTGGAACAGGAATCGGAACAGCTATTTCCACAGGGATTCAAAACATTGACTGGGGAACGATAGGATACACTCTCGGAGCGTATTTTATGATTTCTTGGAACACCCTTGTCGGTATACTGAGAGAACTTAAAGGTGAAGACATTGGAATGGCGTTGGCTGATGCTTTTAACGGTGCGTTAGATTCTATCAATCTTGGAACAATCGGAGAATCAATCGGAAGAATGGTTGCTCTTGTAATAGAGTCAATTAGAACATTTATTCAGAATGCCAATTGGAAAGAACTTGGATCACAGATTATTGATGGAATAAAGAATGCTTTCAAGTTTGCTTCTGATGGTGGCGAAAATACAGGAATACTTGCATCGGTTATTGGAATCGGAGCAACAGGTGAAATCACAAAGAAAATAGCTGAAATTCTTCCCAAATTAGATGGAATGGCAGAAAAATTCAATAAAATAAAGGAAGTTGCAGGAAAGCTAAACTTTAAATCTCTTATTACATTATCTCCAACAACTTTATTGATTGTTGCCGGAATTACAATTTTAGCTGCTGAACTCATGGACTTGTGGAAAACTTCTGAGGGATTCAGAGATGCTGTAAAAAATGCTGTTGGGGAAATTGGAGATGCATTTTCTTTTGCTAAAAAGGAAATTTGGGACAACGGATTTAAGCCACTTTGGGAAAACCTGAAAGAACTGTTTAATTCTATTTACGATTTATATGCATCAAGTGGAGCGAAAGAGCTGTTCGAATCAACAATGATTTCCGCAGTGAAAGCAATTGGGGCATTACTTTCCATAATAATCAAAAGAATAGCACAAGTTGTTTCTACTATTACCGGAATGGTGAGTGGAGCAATAGAGATAATTCAAGGTTTAATTACATTTGTGACAGGTGCGTTTACTGGTGATTGGGGAAAGGCTTGGAAAGGAGTAGAAGATATTGCGCTTGGATTTAAGCAATATGTTTCATCTTTATTTCAATTGCTTTTCGGAACAATTACAGCGATTTTCTCACCAATTGCTCAGTGGTTCTCGAAAAAATTTCAAGATGCTCGAGACGGTGTAACAAAAGCATTTTCGGATGTTGGAAAATGGTTCTCAGCTAAGAATACAGACATCCAAAATGGAATGAAGAGCATAAGTTCTTGGTTCGGTACAAAATTTAAAAGCGCACGTTCATTGACAAATGCAGCATTTTCAAACATCGGTTCTTGGTTTGGTCAAAAACGTGAGGATATCAAGTCAAATATGAAGTCTATTGCTCAGTGGTTTAAGGATATTTTTAATTCTGCCTACAACGGAATTACTTCAATTTTCAACAAGATTGGTGGGTACTTCAATACTGTAGCAGATTGGATAAAATCACCTGTTTTAGGCGCAGTAAAAGCAATCGCTAAGGCTGTGAACTGGGTTTACAAAAAATTAGGCGGAGACGGCGATCTGATTAAAGTCTCTGAACTTGATAACTACGCAAGCGGTACAAACGGAGTCGCGAGAGATTCCTTTGGTGTTGTCAATGACCAGCCGGGGAATACCTACAGAGAACTTGTTCAGTATCCGAATGGACAGACTGTAATTCCAACAGGAAGAAATGTCGTTCTGCCGATGCCGAAAGGTACAAAGGTAATGCCAGCTGCTCAAACAGCAGCATTGATGGGAATTACTGGCGTGAAGAAGTATAAATCTGGAATCGGTAATTTCTTTGGAAGTACAGCAGACAAAATCAGCGATATTGCAAGTAACATTTTCAGTTACATCAAAGACCCGAAGAAGCTTCTTAAAACGGCAATTGATAAATTCACAGATTTGACAGGAGCACTTGAGCCTGGAATCACAATTGCGAAGACGGCAGTTAATTCACTGTTTGAAACAGCAGTTTCCAAAATCAAAGGATTCTTTGACAGTTTCGGTGCTGTTGATTACAAACCATCTGCCGGAGTGGAGCAGTGGAGAGGACTTGCGAAACAAGCTCTTTTACTGACAAATCAGTTCAGCGAATCCAATCTGAATGCCTTGTTAACTCAGATGATGCATGAGTCGGGTGGAAATCCGAACGCTATCAACAACTGGGATATCAACGCAATCAGAGGTATTCCGTCAAAAGGACTGATGCAGGTAATTGACCCGACATTCCGTGCAAATGCGATGGCTGGATTCAATACAAACATTTACGATCCACTGTCAAACATGATCGCTGCTATCAATTACACAGTCAAAAGATATGGAAGTCTGTACGCTGGATGGACTGCCCGTGGATACAAGGGATACGCAAACGGTATCGGTACATTCAAGCTGTCTGATGTGGTTGGGAAATATTCTGTAGGTGGATTCCCTCAGAATGGCGAGCTGTTTGTGGCGAATGAGAAAGCACCGGAATACGTTGGAAGAATGGGAAATAGAAATGTGGTTGCCAATAACAATCAGATTGTGACCGGAGTATCCAACGGAGTTGCAGAAGCGAACAAAAATACAGAAAGACTTTTACAGAAGCTTATCGAGCAGAATGAGAGACTTCTTAGAAAGAATACATCACTGATGATGAACAGTAAGAAAGTAAATAAGGAACTGTCAAGGGGAAGTAGAAACTCTGGATACAGTTTCAGTACAACATAGGAGGTGCTAGGATATGTCAATTAAATTGAGTGATTTCATCATTGTAAATGGTCATCAATATCCGGCACCGAAATATTATCCGAATTTTCAAGTTACGACTGCTACAAATGCTGCTAGAAATGCGGCAAATAAAGTAGTCGGACAGAAACTCAGTCGTGATAACTATAAGATAGATTCATTGGAGTGGCCGTACTTAGATGCGGAAATTTGGTCAACAATGCTACAAGAGTTTGATAAGAATTTCTTTAGTAGTGTTCGATTTTGGGATATGGTAAATAATAAGTGGCGTACATTAACAATGTATTGCGGAGACAGGACGGCAGATGTGTTCAAGATAGATTCATCCGGCCGTCCTCTTGCGTATATCAACTGTAAAATGAATCTGATTGATGCGGGGTGGTAAGATGTACGAAGTATCAGATGTATATAGAGAATCGATGAAGAATCCGCTGAGGAATGCTTCCCACATGAAAGTAACACTCGGCGTTATAAATGATACAGCACAGAGTCAGGCATTGCTGAGTAATCAAAGCCAGTATGCAGGATTTTCTGATTTTGACGGAGTGTTTGAAAAGAAAGAAGCTCAAAGCCAGTACGCAACCTATGAAAATAACTTTTGGTTACTTGATGGCTCTATGAGATTTCTCCCGGATGCAGCTTCTCAGTACGAACCTGTTGGAATTGTATCGAAGAATCTGTTTTCAAGCAGTTTCTCAGTGAAAATGACATTTCAAGAAAGTGTTGACATTGCCGGATTAACTATAAAGTTTGCCGGGAATTATCCTAGCAAATTCAGCATAATCACATCTGACGGAACATCAAAGAGCTATTCAAACAGCAGCTTGAACTTTACGACAGATGATAGATTCGATAACACAACTTCTCTTGAGATAAAAGTCGCTGAAATGTCCGCTACAAACAATCGTGTGCGTATTGAGAGTATTTTATTTGGTAATGCGATAGTTTTTGCAGATAATGACATAATCAACGCAGAATCGACTTCTACGATGTCACAGATCAATGAGGATTTGCCGGAGATTAACTTCACGCTTACTCTTGATAATAACGATAAGAAATTCGATTACGACAATAAGGAATCAATTATCAATTATCTAAGGACAGGACAGGATGTAGTTGTTCAGATGGGATATGACCTTGATGATGGAACAACAGAGTGGATTTTGCTGCATACATTAAAGCTGAGTGAGTGGTCAGCCAGTGACGATGAAGCGAGCATTAAAGCCGTAGACGTTCTTCAACAGTTCGGTGATGGTGACTATTACCGTGGAGACTGGCACGCAAAAGGAATTACACTGTATGCTTTGGCAAATTATGTGATTGCTGATGCAATCGGTACTTATTCGATTCCTCAAGACAAGTTTTTTATTGACAAATACTTAAAGTCCGTAGAGGTCAGAAACCCTATTCCATTAGTGTCGCACAAAGAAGCATTGCAAATTATTGCTAATGCCGGAAGATGCGTTTTGACTGTGGATAGATATGGAAAAATCTGTATCAAGTCAGCATTTGATCCGGATGCAGAGACGACTTCTACTGAGACTGCATACTTCTCTGATGTTGCCAATGTGAATATTGACAATGAAAAGACGCGTTATGCGACATATGAAGATTCAATGTGGCAATTAGGTAAAAGACCGCCGTTTCTTCCGAGGACTGGTGTTAAAGATGATGTCGGATTTGTTACAAAAGATATTGCTCCTAAAGGAGGAACGTTTTCGACACCTCCACAGATTGTAAAGACGTTTGAGGTTCCTAGAAAAAGCAATGGAATGAAAATAAAAGTGTATTATATGTTCCCCCGTACGATGAGCATTAACACTTATCTGAAAGACCAGATTGTTGAATCTATCGGAATTTCTGATGGAAAAATCAACTATGCTGATGTGAAAACATGGACTACAGATCACCAGTTTAAAGAATTCGACAAGATGGTTATTGAGTTTGGAAGAATCAATGCAAATACAAGACTTGTGGTTGACTACATTGAACTCGGAGAAAACATCGATTACACAATCGAAAGAGATGATATGTATTCTAGTCCGACTATGAGTAAGCCGGAGAATATCAAGCGGTTAAAGAATATCAGAACTGTCTATTCAAAATCCGATACGCTTGAAGAAGTAGTAAGCGAAGAGGTTGAGTGGACGAATGAAACTCTGCTGTATACATTTGACGAACCGCATCATTCTTATACAGCTTCTCTTGAAAACGCAGTAAGCGGTCAAAGTGTTGAGATTTCGGACAGTGGAGCATACTTTGTTGAACTTAAACTCAGCGGAAATGACATGGGCAAGAAGGTTCAAGTCATCGTTAACGGTAAAAAATTCAATCAGTCCAATGCTTATACTGTTGAAGAAATCAGCAATTACGGCGTTGAAAAAGATTGGAGCAATCCGCTGATATCAGACAAGCAGTTGTGCGATAAAGTCTGCAAATGGGTAGCTGATTATTACAATCCAGGCATTGATTACTCTATTGATTACCGTGGAGAACCGGCACTTGATGCAGGAGACACAATCTATCAAGAAAACCGTGACGGAGAAATGGTCAAGACAGTAGCGGAAAGCGTGTCGCTGACCTATGACGGAACTGTAAGTGGAACGCTTGAGACAAGGAGGTAATAGCATGGCATCATTTTCCGCACCTAGAACTGATTGGAATGTGAATTCCTTTTTCAGTTATGGAGCATATAACAGAATTAAGAACAATATTCAATATCTGATCGACTTGTCTTTTGAGTTGTTTCCTGAATACGAATATGAGGATATGGGTAACGATAAGACATATTCCGATTTCCCGTATGCAGATGAATTCAATCTGATTGAATTGAACTTGAAGCTTTTACATGACAAGTCGTTCGGTTTTGTAAAATACACATTCTCAGACATGAAAAACTGGTATCCAAATCAGCAGACACCGTCTTATGAGGATATGAACAGATATGAACAAATGACTGTTGATTACTACAATGGTTTGAACAGCATCAAGAAAAACAAGAACAAGCTCGGTGATATCAAGCTTGGAATGAAGTTATAGGAGGTATCGTTATGGCATTAAGAACTGATTTTAAGGACAGCGTATTGAAAGACACAACTGGAAATAAGAAATACAAAATGACGAACAACAGCGACAATACAGTTTCTTTAACTGATGTTACTGAGTACTCTCAAGAAGGTAGCCCATATGGAGCAAAAGAAGTTAATGAAGAAAGGGAAGCTATTAACTCTGTTATAGTGCCTAAAACAAGAACTGTCGAGGGGAGCTATCTAACTTGTGACGTTGCGGAAGCAGGAGCTATAACATGGTTTAGAATTTCTAGCAATACGACATCAAAACTTACAAACGGAACCGAATATAAACCGTTTACTGTGACGCCAGCGCCTCTGTTCGGAATATTCCGCAGGATCTACATCACTGATTCTCTCGGTTTTATTTTCAAAATCACAACTAGCGGACAAGTTAGTATCACTCCGTTCGGTGGAAATATTCCAGTTGGAACAGGAATTAATGTGTCTGAATTCTTTATGAAATCGCAGGAGTGATGTTATGAGAACATTAAAATTCAACGTAAAAGAGCAGAGGATAGAGAAAGCAAAGAACTGTGATTTTAGTGATATCGCAAGAGGGACAACGGGATATTTAAAAGCACAGTTTTCTTTTTCCTCTGATTGGAACGGATACGCAAAGGTAGCTGTTTTCAATGATGCATGGGACAAGGTGGAAGAGTGCAGACCGATTATTGTTAATGAGTGCGAAATCCCGTCAAAAGTTCTTGACAGCATCTCATTCAAAGTAAGGGTTATCGGCGTATCAGATGGAAGAAGACTCACCACGAACAGAACGGAGGTGGAGCAGTGACAGAGCAAGAAGCATTAGCGGTAGCATTGGCAGAACAAGAGCTTGTAAAGCCAGTCAATGACATTCTGATGATTGACCCAGAGACAAGGACGATTAATGTTCCTGATTCAGAGAGACTTTTCGGTGTGCAGTCAGATGAAAAGGCTGAAAGAAAGTATTTTAAGTGTCCGAAAATAGTTGGAAACAACATCAATCTTGCGACCATGAATCTGTACATCAACTACAAAAGTCCGAATCAAGCAGATGAAGAGGGAGACTCCTACATTGTGCAAGATGTTGTGACAAGCGGAGACTACATCACATTCTCTTGGGTTCTTGGTCGAAATGTAACGAAATATACAGGCGGAATCCACTTCTCTGTCTGCGCCAAAAAGTCAAACTCAGACGGCACTCTTACGACAGAGTGGAACACAACATGGGCTGAGGGAGAAGTCCTTGAGGGATTGGAAACTACTCAGCAGATCGCGGAAAAGAACAAGGACTTAATTGAGCAGTTGTTGAACACCTACGATTCCAAAGTTGCTGTGAAGTTGGAATTCGATCCGTCAACCCGTGGCATATCTATTGTTTAAGGAGTGAGAATTATGGCATTGAAAGCAGAAGATGTATTGGCGATTGTCAATGAAAAAATAAAGAATCCTGTCACTCAAGAACAGGTTTCAACAGCTGTTAATGAGTATCTAAAAGAAAACCCAGTTACCGCAGGAACAGCAACATACAACCCAGAGACAAGAGGAATCACGATTGAGTAAGGAGGTACGACATGGCAACGAGTGATATTGGAAAAGGTGCATTTTTAAATGTAAGGAACAAAGACACGGGTGAAATCGAAAAGAAAACCCTGATTCCTCCGGCTCCTTCTGATGGTGATTTGGGTGGAATTTCGGAAGAAGAGTTGGCGCAGATTACAACAAACAAAGAAAAAATTAGTTCACTAAATGGGGAACTTACAGATGGAAGAACGGATGTAGATGGAGAAGTCCATAAAAACATTGGAGATGCCATGAGAGGACAGGCAAGAAAACTAAGAGAAAATCTCGTTGTCCGTCAGAAAGAACAGCCAACAGACCCGAACAATAATGTATGGATCTCAGATGAAGATGATGAGGTGGAAGTGCCGGATATGGGGGAATTTAATTCTCTCAAGGAAGATATGGACTACCAAGCTGATAAGTTTAGTATTATCAAATTTTTAGATAAAGTAATCTTATCAGGTAAATTAATAAAAACAGATGGAACGATTGACACAGTAGGTGGAGCATATAACCTAGTTAAAGTAAATGTGTTAAATGAACCAAGAATACACGTTAAAGGCAATATTCTTCAAAAAGCTGGGGCATCCTATGAATATGTTTCATATGCTTTTGTTGACAATTCTGGCGCTGTGATCGATTACACTGAATTTGATACTGAAAAAAGTGTTGACGAATGGTTGGAGTGTCCTAATAATTCAGCGTATGTTCTATTTAGTGTTGAAACAAATTCGCTTAATGATTTTGAATTATACTTATACAGTTCAACCAGTGAAGAACTTGATAAAAAAGAAAATAAATCATCTGTGCAAAATATTAAGGATGATATTTCTTTGATTGATTCTGTCAAAAAATATCTCATAAGTGGAAACACGAAAGTTGATTATAATTTCGTTGTTGGTGAGACGTTTAAAGATTTCAGAACAAAAGTTCATAACATTATCAAAAATTTTAAATGTCAATTATATGACAACATTATTTATCAGTGGCAAATGAAAACAACAAATAATTTCGCATATGAGTATGGTGCAAATATTCAATTATCTATTGGACACATTGATGAAAAAGGAAATATTGAATATTATGCACAAAATATTTTAGCATTGACTAATTTTTCCCATCCGAATATGTCAAATGCAAACTATATAAGGATTGATTATACAGACACTTGGATTAATGTTGCTGATAACCAATCAATAGATTATATCAATATTTTTCAATTAAGCGATGGAGACAATTATAGTGGATTCTTTCTTACAGATTGTAAACCATTGACTA